AAATGTATTTGCTGACGAAGGAACATATAACAAGGATTCTTGATTACCATCATAAATAAAACTAATAGCTATTTGATATGTTGCTGCTGTCCATAAACTATCTGTATTTGCTGGATGCAGTGTATATAAATCAAAACCTACATTAGCTGTCGGATAAGTATCTGCTGACCCATCAGCCACACCAGCATTTGTAGGAGGAGAAAGTTTATTATCTTTTTCAAACCAATTTAAATACTTATCCTCTATTTGAGCTCCTTCAAAATGAGTTCTTTTAATAAAGCCAAACCATTTAGTATTATTTCCAAGGTCAAAATTAGCATCACTTATTCTTACAGCATTATCAACAGCATAGTAAACAGGTTTAGTAGATAAACTTAATTCTCCACCTGTGGAATCAATGGTAATTTGGTCTGCTGTCCAAGTATCTTTATTTTTAGAATATGTATCTATTTTTCCATTATCAGCATCAGATAATAATAATAAATAATCTTCTTTTGGTAAAGTTACTATAGTAGCAGTTTCATCAGCTTCTGCTGTTAAATCTTTTTGAACTATTACTTGAGTATCGTTTACCTTGCTAGATTTAACTGTATAATAACCATCATTATTATCACTACCTGTAACTAATATTTCACTACCCGGAACCAAACCTCCTCCAGCTCCTTGAGCGCTAGAACCTTCTTGATTAGAACGACCTAACCTGTGATAAGTAGCGCCTTTATTTGTTGGATTAGTAGTGCCCGAATCAGCAAATTTATATGTTGTTGTACTTGGAACATGAGTTACTTTTCGATTTCCTTCATATATATCTGAACTTGTATCTATAATATATACACCATCATTAACTGCAAGACCATGAGTTCCTGTGGTGGTTACTGTAACATGAGAGCCATCACCAGAAAAACTAGAATTATAATTAGCCCTTGTTATGTAACGGTCATTACCAAGAGTTATAGCACTTCCGCTACCTTTTATAGAACTAAAATCAAAATTACTGGTTCCTGTTAAGGATACAAGCTGTGTTTCATAATCAGACTCTAATATAGCTATACCATAACCACCAGAAAGCGTAGCAGCTTGAGACTGCACAGTACTATGAGCAACCCACTTACCAACAGTGCGTATAGCTCCTTGTTTATCTACCATTATATTAGTAGCTGCTGACATCTCATTCATAGCAATGTCTCTAGGGTCTTTAACTGTGTTTAAACCTCCAGAAAAATCATTTAATGTAAATGTTTGCTTTGGCACTAGGCTGACCTCACTAAGAAATCCTCAACAGTACCGCGCCCTGCCATACTATTATAATACTTTTTCCAATATTCAGCTTGTCCTTCAACGCTAGATGGAAGAGGCTTAGGTATGCGTCTATAGTGTAAGCGACACATAGCTATCTGAGCGGCTATATTAGTTTCTAATATAAAATCCCAGTCTTCTTCTTTTGGGTCTACAAAATAAGACAGTTTAACATTGGTAGCTTCAGCAACTCTCTTCATTAACTTTTTTCTATAAGCTAGATAGTTTTTACATATATCTACAGCTACCCATGATTCGCATTGAAATAAGCCTCTAGCAGGCCCTTTTATCTGGCGTAGGTACTTGTATCCACTTTCTACTTTTCCAGTCTTATAGACTAAGTCTAGAGCCTCTGGAGAGTATAAATCCATACTATCTAGAACTCTTTTAATCAAATCTTTTACTTGAGGTTCGTTTAACAAACTACTTCCCCTCAAAAAGACCATGCAACAAATCAGTAACAACATCAACGACTTTTTCAAAGAATATTTGCTCCTTATCTTCCGATACAAACGGAATATCTATTTTAGCATTAATAGCTGAGGCAATCTTTTCTTCCATTTCTTTGGAATTTAATTGACTCATCATATCATCTTTTACTTTATCAGCTTGAGATTCTGCAATCTCTACTAACATTTTTTTAATATCCATGTTTTACCCTTTCGTGAATATGTAGCCGAATAACCCTGAGAATACAACAGATAACATTGCCCCTATGGCTTTTACACCTGACATATTACCTTCTAGTTCTCTTACTCGACCGTTTTGTTCTTTAATTAATTCTTTTAATTCATCTACAGATTCTTTTACATACATAATATCTGAATTATGTTTTGCATTTAAGACAGTTAGTTCTTCCATCCTGCTTTGCATATTAACACGCCAAACATCTATTTCAGATTGTTTCATCGTTTTCTTCCGCCTTGACCACGATACTTTTTATATCTACTTTTAGTTCCGCGGCCATGTCCGATTCTTGTTTTTTTCATTTTCTTCAACTTTTATCCAACTTTCCTCTTAAGAAGTTAAGACTTTCGCTTTGAGTTCTCAACTCAAATGTTAATTTTTCATGTCTTCTTTCAGCGTTTTCTATTACAGATTCATGTCTTCTATCAGCTTTAGTTGTTTCTTTGTTCCATCTGTCTATAAGCTTAATCGTTATTTCCCTATTCTGTTGAATTTCATTTTCTAAATCTTCTAACTTATTATTTACAAGTCTCTCTACAAATCCCCTAAACCAATAAAGCATTCCAGAAAACAATATGACAACTACGCCTATTACGCCATATTCTGCATACATTTCTGCCATATATTGTTCCCATTTATATTATTAATACTCCACGCTCACATAAGCCATTGGAGTTACTCCTACAATCCAATCTGGATTGAAATTAGCGCCTTCACCTGTAAAACTTCCCCATATCTTTTTTCCACCTTCTATTTCTATAGGCTGAACACCTGACCAAACAACAGAGTCATCCATCATACAATATGCATGAAAATATGCGTCATACTTACCTTCTTCTATTTGATAAATATAATATGTAAAGACAGGGCGCCATGTGTCCACTCCATCCTGTTCCGCTGATGCTTGAAAGTAAATTGGTATATTGTTCTCTGCATCTACTATCTTGCGCTCAACTGTTAAATACCTATCCTCACAAGCTATAAATGCCAATCCAATACAGCTAAACACTAGAAGGACTAATATAAACTCTACTATGTCCCAAATCTTTTTCACTTCTTTTTCTTTCTCCAGCTCAATGGATTAATATTAAATTCTTTTTCATAGAACTTTACACGCTCTTCTAGCTTTGCAAATTCTTGTTCTTCGTCTTCAATGTGTTTTGATAATAATTCTTCAATCTTATCACTCGCTTCTAACATATTTGTTTCTAATTCAAGAAAGCGATTATAGAAATAAAATCCTTCACCAACTAATCCGCTTATGAATACGAACAAAGCAATAAATGCTTCTTTACCTATTGGTGCATTCTCCCAATTAATAAATGAACTTTTTGCCATTATCTTTTCATACTTTTAGCGCCAGTAAAATCATTTACTTTAATCTTACTTAACAGTTCTGTTTTTGTTTCGCTAGCGCTATAATCAATATTTCTAACACTATAAAAATCTTTTATTTCTGATTTTGTACTACTATCTGTAGGATAATCAGACTGTGATGTGGCTACATTATTTACTAAATGATGCTTTCCAATCACTAACCTACCATGACTACTACTATGTTTTTTAGAGCATTCACTATCATAAAATTCTTCAGCAGTTTTAAAACTATTTGTTTTCTTTTCTACTTTTCCATCTACTTCAACAAAATAACTATAAGATGAAGGATAAGTCAGAACCTCCGTACTCCCATCTTTATACTTTTTAGTACGAGAGATACCCGGTGTGGTATTTCTATAAATGCGGACACGATGGCCCTGACTGCACCTTCTTACAATCATGCTTCCGCGTCTACCTCTTCGGGTTCTTCTTTTGACTCAAGAGAGTTACGAAGTATATTGATGAATGCCTCTTTACCAACTTCTAATTGTTCTTTCACAAACGCATTGGTATTGAGTTTGTTCTGCATATCATTAATATGATTTAGCATTTGCTTTTGTTCATCTGTCATGTCCTCGATAACGTACTCTTTATCATCCAGACTCAAAACAGGCTTTTGTTCTTTTTCTTTTTTAGCCATTATGACTCCTTGTCTTTTTTGTTATTATTAATAACACATCTGCTAAACCATCCCATTCCAAAACAAATGAGACACATTATCAGAAGTGCTATGTTTTCCATTATAATTTCTTAAAATCTGCAATAGCTACTGCAATTCCATCACTTTGAGCTTTAGCTCTTGCCA